GTAACTAATACGCACACGCCCCTTATGAAACGGTGTAGCAATGAAGCGAAATCGAAAGATCACATCACCACGCCAGTTGCGGAACAATGTTGATAAAAGGGCCATCGGTGTGAAGTCATAAGTTGTTCCTGATACATAACCAAGTTGCGGGGTTACTACACTAGTAAATAGTGGAGTATCAGCCGCTTGAGCACTGGACCAGGATACATTTGTCAAAAACGATTCTCGCTGCACGAACTTAGAAATAGCCAATTCATCTTCTCCATTGAGACCAACAATGGAAGGGTCAATAGAGAGCTCGTTCTTCGGATCAAGGGCTAACTTTTCGTGTACGTACCCTATCTTAGCTGTAGCCAGCTGAGGAAATGGAGAATTCCGCACGGGTTCTGTGTCCGAAATAACGGGAACGTCTGTAAATCCGAATAAAGTAGCTATCTTGCTCACCGCTGAAGCACCAATAGTTGTGGCTTTCGCGAATTTACCAATGTATGGAACATTACCTAACTTTCTAGATGCCGCAGCGATGGCCGATGCTGGAGCAGAGACCGGACCGACACCATACTCATCAGCCTGCAAAGCTGGAGCAAGTGTGGGTCCTGCAACTACTACGTCCTCCATCCAAGCGTAGCACTGAACCGAAACTGAACTTGTAGCACCATTAGCACTAGCTAGCTGATTATAGATAGTCATGGAAATAGATCCCATGTTGATAAAATCAGCGATAGCACCAACGCGCAGGAAAGATCTCGGCCAAATAAAAGGGCAGGTCAAAACGGCCCCTTCACTGTGTGCTGGATCTAACCAAACACCAGGGAGCTGGGAATTGGGCAAAAAAGAACTCGGAAAGCTTGAAGTTCCGCCATACGCCTTAAAATTCTGCATTGGAAGATACATAGCACGCATCGAACCATACAGGAAAGGGGAGGCATTCAGCACAAATTTGAGTTTGAGATTGCCCCGCAGGAATGCATAATTGGTCAGCTTGTTCTTGATGGAAGCATTTTCAGCAAACAACCTCCACACTGGTTGGTTGAAAAGTTTGTACCCCACTGGATCAGATTGTGACCAAGTGAATGAGAGCACTCTAACGGGACGAGCCATATAGGACGCGAGATCAGCCGTAGTTTGTGCGTCTGCAAGCTCATAATCGAGTGGAGAAACTTCAGTTCCAACAGTAGCTCCAACATTGGAGTCGATAAATCCAGTGGTTTGAGTATCTTCAACAGTCATTTCAGGTACTAGTGGGGCGAGGAGAACTTCTTCAGACTGCAACACACACTTCCACGGACAGCACTGCTCACACTCCACTCGAGTGTCACCCATCACCATGATATGATCACAGTGGGGGCACTCATATCGCTCTAACCCTCTGGTGGGTGGAGCGTTTGTATTTTTGGTTTTGTTATTTTGTTTATTATTTGTTGTTTTAGCGAGTTGATATAAAATGCAAGAGGAAACTCAATCTACGAGCAAGTTTGCTTTTTTCTAGGGCACCCTGAACCCTCACTCCTAAATAGGCGAGCTCCCTGAAGAGCGGGTTTACAATACAAACGCACACTTAACGATACTAGAAATGCATAACATATATGTTACAGATCGCCTGTAAGGGGAGATTAATTTGGCAATACATTGCGCGGGTGCTCTGCCTCACACCCTAGCTTTGTCCCTTCGATATAAGCAGACGCTTTCCAAAAGCGATCTTTCAACTCATCCCAGGTTGGGAAACCTTTGTGCTTCAGTTCGAGCGTTAAGTTATTGGTTTGCGCAATGCGCCACAACCATTCACGCTCCGCCTCAAACTTACTGCGTCCATACCAGAACCACTCATTCAAAGCTGAGTTCATTACGCTTGCCATGTGCAGCTCTGGAGACTCCGTTCCACTTGGGTTGCAAATAGTAAGCATCTTGTGGATAGAAGCCTCTTCTAGAGGACACACAACAGCACCAATGTCCTCATCCCAACGCCAAGTGCGTTTGAGGTATGAAACTTCACTGATGTGGATGAATGGACGTGACTCACTCTCCTTGTCAGCCATGGTATACTCCACTCCGATCTTAGCCATTGAACGTTGGATAGCAGTGTGGTTAAACCAATCTGCATCTCGAGACACATTCATGGCATTATCATCACCATAGGTGAGCAAATTCACGTATGTCTTGAAGTGGCGTGCCTTATCGTAGACTGATCCTGCAAAAGGACACAATTCAACAAAAGCAAAACGCATGTATAGTGCGTTTACCAAGCAATTCACAATAACAGTGAGAGGATGACCTGATGGGTTGGAACCGAAAAACTCGACCAAATCACCATCAAAATTGACAAAAGCGTAAGCCGTGTCTTCAGCGATGCAATCAACCACTGTCAACTGCTCAATCGCCCAACCGGCCTTATG